ATCCGAGCGCCGCCAACTATCTCGCCTACAAGAACGCCAACGTCGACTTCCTGTTCAGCTGCTCGATCGCCCTCCCGAACATGCCCAGCGGCGTGATCCAGGTGACCGATACCGGCCAGGCGCTCGGCCTCGTCATGGCGCCCTACGACGCCGCACTGGCCGCGATGGGCGCCGAGATTTCGCGGCTGGGTGTGCGCGACGCCCAACGGCTCCTGAAAGGACAATAGAGACCATGGCCTTCGCCGATTCCGCCGCCGCGCTGATCGCCAACCAGACCGCCCTTTTGGCGTCGCTTCAGGCGCTGCCGAGCGAAATCCAGGCCGCCCTCGCCGGCGCCGGTTCGATCGCGCTGTGGGTCGATCCTGTGCTGGGCAACGACGCCAACGTCGGCACCCAAGCCGCGCCGCTGAAGACGATCACCAAGGGCGTCTTGCTGGCGCCGGAGGGGCGCCAGACCACCATCTATCTGCCGGCCTCGTCGACGGCGGTCTGTCACCTGGCCCCGGCCGATACGGGTTCGGTGTCCGGCAGCGTCGATATCACGGCGCGCAACATCGTGATCACGCCGTGGCAAGGCGCGTTCGGCGATGCGGCCGAAACGCCCACGGTGGTGTTCGACACCATTTCGAGCGGCGGCCAGAACATCAGTTTCAAATTCACGGGGACGGGCTCGCTGATCTGGAGCGGGGTCAATATCCTCTATCCGACCCCGATCGATCTGACGGCCGGGACAGCGCAGTGCTACGGCGTCAACATCGGCTGGGGCGCGGTGACAACCGTCAGCCACTTCTTCTGCGAAATCACACTGGGCGCGGCGCCGGCCGTCATCACCAGCGGCGGGGTGCTCCTGCTGCAAGTCGGCGGCTGCACCATCAATCCAGCGGCGGGGATTACGGCTGCATCGGTGCGCCTGGTCGACTTCACCGTCGTCCCATCGGCCATCATCGAGATGGGGGCCAACACCTTGCCGTCGGGCCTCAATCTCGGGTCGCTGTTCGAGTTGCCGAGCGGCGCGCCGATCGCGTCGGGCGCGCCGACACCGGCTGGTATCCTTTCCAACAACACCTCCTGGTAGGCCCATGATCCTGACCCTCGATCACGACGGCAAGCGATATGCGGGGTGGCGCCGCGACCAGCTCGTAGCAGCCGGCGTTCCCCAGACCACAGTAGACGCCGCCAGCCTTGCGCAGGCTCAGGCCGACGCAGTCTACGGGATCGAAACCGCCGCCGGCGCCGCGCGCTCCCGCTTCATCACCACCACGCCCGGCCAGGCGCAGGTCTACGCCCTGAAGCTCGCCGAGGCGCTGGCCTATCAGGCGGCCGGCGCGCCAGCGGCAAAGGCCGTCGACGCGGCGCACACCTATCCGCTGTTGAGCGCCCAGGCGGCGTTCGCGTCCGAGACGATCGCCGCCGCCGCAACGGCCGTCGTCACAGCCCACACGAACTGGGTCGCCGCGGCGGCCAAGATCGAGGCGATCCGCGTGACCTCCAGGCGCGCGGTTCGCAGCGCCGAAACTCCCGACGAGGCGAGCGGCGCCGCCGCCGCCGCCGTTTCCGCCCTAGCCCAGGTCTAAAGGACAAAACCGACCATGACCGCATCCTACCTGCACGGCGTCGAGGTCATCGAACTCTCCACGCCATCCGGCACAATCACCACCTCGTCGACCTCGGTGATCGGCCTGATCGGGACGGCGCAATTCGCCGACCCAGCGGTGTTTCCGCCGGACACGCCGGTGCTTCTCACCAGCGGGACCGGCGCGATGGCTCAGGCCCTGACCAAGACGGCGCCGCCCAACCCGGCCGCCGGCGCTATCGGGTCGCTGCCTCAGGCCGTGTCGGACATCTTCGCCATCTGCAAGACGCCGGTCGTGGTGGTGCGCGTCGATCAGGACATCACAGACACGGGCGCCACGCTCCTCACCAGCCAAATGGCGGCGATCATCGGCAACCAAGCGGCCGGATCGGGCGCTTACGCGCTTCTCAGCGCTCAGTCGGTGCTGGGCGTGACGCCGAAGATTCTGATCGCGCCGGGGTACACCAGTCAGGTTCCGGCCTTGGCCACGATCAATCCGGTGGTGACGGCGCTGGAGGCCATCGCCGCAAAGCTGCGGGCGATCGTGGTGGTCGACGGGCTGAACGATACGACCACGCTCATGGTCACCATGGGCGGCCTGATCGGCGACCAGCGGGTCTATCCCGTCGATCCCTGGCCGATGATCCTGAACAGCGCCGGCGCGATCGTGGAGAACCCGCCCTCGGCCATGGTCGCCGGCGTGATCGCCAACAGCGACAAGGCGAACGGCTATTGGTGGTCGCCGTCCAACCAGCCGATCCCCGGCGTGATCGGCCTGTCGCGGCCCGTCTCGTTCTCGACATCGGACGCGACTGCAGACTCCAATCTGCTAAACGCCGCCGGCGTCGCCACAATCGTCAACAGCGGCGGCTATCGCCTATGGGGCAACCGCACCGGCGACCCCAACACGGCGTGGCAGTTCCTGTCTGTGCGCCGGACCTTTGACGTGATCGAGGACGCGGTCGAGGCCAGCTATCAGTGGGCGCTCGACCGGCCGTTCAGCGCGGGGCTGCTCACCACGATCGAGGCCAACCTCAACGCCTTCCTGCGCAGCCTGAAGGCCAAGGGCGCGATCATCGACGGCAAGTGCTGGCTCGATCCCGACCTCAACACAGCCCAGAGTCTGGCCGCCGGCGAGTTCTACGTCGACTTCGACGCCGAGCCCGCCGCGCCGCTGGATCGCCTGACGTTCCAGGCCCAGCGCAACGCCGGCTACTACGCCGAGCTGCTGTCCCAGGTCGCGAGCGCCAGCGGCTCCTCCTCAACTACCACAACGTCTTAAAACCGGAGGCTTCTAGATGGCTCTTCCCGCAAGTCTGAAAGGGTTCACCGCCGTCGTCGACGGCTTTGGGACCTTCGGCATCCTAAACTCGGGCCAGCTGCCCAAGCTCACCACCAAGATGGAGGACTTCCGCGACGGGGGCATGGACGGTGTGGTCGAACTCGACATGGGCCAAGAGAAGATGGAGGCGGAATACGGCTTTGCTGAGTACCGCCAGGACCTTCTCTCCATGTGGGGGCTGCTCGGCCAGACCGTGACGTTCATCCTGACGGGCTCGATGGAGAACGAAACAGGCGACGTGACGCCGATCGTCGGCACGCTGACCGGCGTCTGCAAGATGTCCGACTCCGGCGATTGGAAGAGCGGCGGCGAGAAGAGCGAGCTGAAGCTCACCATGGCGGTGCGCTTCTACCAGCTCTTCGTCGACAGCGTGGAGACCTATTACATCGACGTCGAAAACTGCATCCGCAGGATCAATGGCGTCGATCAACTCGCCGCGCGCCGCCAAGCGCTGGGTATCTGAGGAGCGCCTAAGAGATGAGCGAGAGCTTTACACTGCAACACCCCGTCAAGGTGAAGGGCCACGATCATTCCGCCCTCACGCTGCGCCGACCCAAGGGTCGGGACCTGGAGCTGATGGAGACCTCCAAGGGCGCGAACACCACGCGCTCGTTCCAGCTCATCGCGGACCTGGCCCAGGTCGACATCGAGGTGATCCGCGAACTCGACCCGACCGATCTGGAACAGATCAACGACTGGCTGGAGCCCATTCTTGACCCAAAAGGCCGAGCCTCGCGCGAGGCTTCGAACTGATGGAGTCGCTGGCGGCGGCCTATGGCTGGTCGCCGGCGACGATCGCCGATCTCACCCTGGACGAGCTGGAGCTTTGGGCCAAGACGGCCGAGGCCCGGCTCAAGTCCCGCCCCACCTGTCCCTGGTTGAGCCAGGCCTGAGACTGACCCGTGTCCCAGCTGAACGTCGCCCTGATCCTGCGCCTGGTGGACCGGCTGACCGCGCCGGCGCGCCGGATCACGCGCGTGGTCGACGGGTTCGCCACGGGACAGCAGGGCGTCGGCAAAGCGTCGGGCGCCGCGGCCGTCGCTGTCGATCGGGCGGGGCGCGCGGCCGGCGTGGCGGCGAAGGCCTCGACCAGCGCCGGCGCGGCGGCGCGCAGTTATTCCGCCTCTGCACGCCTCAGCGCCAACGCCGCAAACGCGGCGGCCTCGGCCGCGCTGAAGGGCGCCACGGCCTCGATGACCAATGCGGCGGCGACGCGGACCTATGGCGCCTCGGCCTTGATGGCCACCACCGCCACGGCCGGCTTCGGCCAAGCGGTCAACCTGGCTGCGAACAGCTTCAGCGCCGCGGCGGAAGCGTCGCGAATCGCCGGCCAGAGCGCAGAGGACTTGGGCCGCAGCGAGGACGTCGCGGGCCGGTCTGCAGAGTCCACGGCGCGCCGGTTCGGCCTCTTGGAGCGCGCGCAGATGCGGGGCCGCGCCGCCATGCGGATGATGGGCGGCGAGATCGACAAGCTGGATAAGCAGCTGGGGCGCCTCGCGATGGCCAGTCTCGCGGTCGAAGGCGTCGCGCCGGCGGCCCATGCCCTGTCGCACCTGGTCGGCCATTCGGTCAGCGAGGCGGCGAGCTTCAGCTCCGGCATGACGGGCTTTGGCATCACGGCCGAGATGAGCGATCGGCAGATGGCGCCGATCCGCGCGGCGATCCTTGAGGCGTCTCGAAAGTATGCGCTCGATCCGGAGACGGCGCTGGAGACGTTCGCGTTTACGAGGCGCAGCGGCGTGTTCCGCGACCCGAACTCGATCGTCACGGCGGGTAATGAGGCGGCGCGGTTCCAGAAACTGGCCGAGCGGATGAAGAGCCCGGTGACGGGCGAGGAGGTCGCCGGCGGCGCTTCGTCATTCGTTCGGGAGTATGGCTTCGCGGCTACCCCAGAGGCGCTTCGGCGAGCCTTCGCGATGATCGACGCGGCCGAGAAGGTCGGCGGCGGGATGCCTGTCGGGGACATCCTCCAGTACGCCCGGAGTGCGGGTGGCCAGATGAAGGCGCTCGGCGCCGGAAACCCGGCCGCCTTGGCCGATGTGCTCGCTGGCGAGCAACTCTCGATGTACCTCGCGCATAGCCCAGGCCAAGCCGGGATCAACTTTCAAGACCTGCTGACCCAAATGGCCCAGACCCACACGCTGCGCCGCTATGAAAAGCACGGCGTCAATCTGGAACGGGTCATCAAGGCCGCTGAGGCTAAGGGCATCTCGCCGGTCGAGACCATCGCTCGGGTGACCCAGATGATGACCGGCGGCGACCGGTTCCGCATCGGCGAGCTGATGATCAATCAGCAGGCCACCCAGTCCATGCTGGCGCTGATCCAGAACATGGACAAGTTCCGCGCCTACCGGAACG